ATAATAAAAGGAGAATTAAAATATGGATAAGAAATGGGAATTAATTATTTGCAACAAAGATTTAAATAGAAGAATTGGTAAGCATAATGAACCAAAAATTATCGATCGTAAGACATTATTATTTGATAATAAAGAGGATTTATTAAAAGAATATAATAAATTAATTGATAAATATATGAATATAAGTTATGACTTTAAAGGTCATAGTGAAGGTGCAGTTAAGTTTTATCATGGTGATGGTAAAATAGATATATTAACATTATTATTGGTTCATCATAATGGTGAAGAAGTTATGAGTGGGTTGTTTGATTAGATGGGAATAATCACAGTCTCTCCTTTTCTACTTTTGTAGATATGTAATTGTGGTGTATAATATAGAATAGGAGTGTGATTTTGAAATGGCAGTTAAAAATAGATTGAAAGAGATATTAGATGAACGTGGTATTAAGCAAAACTGGTTAGCTGAGAAAGCAAATGTTACTAAACAAACAATATCTAATTTAATTAAAAATAGATTTAGTGTTTCTCTTGAAATTGCTATGAAAATTTCAAAAGCCCTTGATCTAAAAGTAGAAGATATATTTTATATTGAAGATTTATAAAAAAGTATTTAATTTTTTAATTTAAGTATTGACTTTTTATACTAATGCCTTTATAATACGTTTATAAGGAGTTGAAGTTAATCGCCCTTATAAAATTTTATGGAGGTGTTTTTATATGAATTATCATCAATTAACCAACGAACAATTTGAAGAAATTATGGATGAGTTATTAGGAAAACCTATCTGGTTGGAAGTTAGGACAGATACGGTTAATGTAAACGTACTATATGATGGATTTGAATTTCTTAGTTTTGTAAATGGACAGTACCAGTTTGGGTTTTTAGAGTACGATGAAGAAAATGAACATAAGGATTTGTTAATTAATAAGTCTGATGTGTTGTGTGTACATAGGAATCCTATTGCTCCTAGTATGGGTGCTGAACAGATTGTTTTGAGTATGTGTTGTGGTACGGAAATATTTGTTGAGTATAATTATTAGGGGTAGGAGGGATTAATGATGTTAATGAGAAAACCGATTATCTGTGCAGAGGGTTCTGAAAATTTAATGCTGTGTAATTATAAATATTGTCATATTGGGTGGGCATTGAATATAGAAATAAAATTTTTTACTGATTTGAAATATAAGGAATTTGAAAATTTGTTGGATGGTAAGTATACTGGTCAACAGATTGAGAAATTTGAGTTAACTGGTAAGTTTTGATTAGAAGGTTGATTTATTATTAATAGTGATATATAAAATAAATATATTTGATTTTTTAATATTTGGTTATTTAAAGAATCTGCAAAAAATGTGGGTTCTTTTTATTTTTATAGATTTATGGATTTTGTTTTGGGATAGGTTGGGCTTGCAATCCGACTGATAAGGGGTTTTACATCTCCTCATATCCCCTTCCCGTATTGTTTTTTAAATTGAGGAGCAAAAGTTTAGTTGGTAGATTGTTAATATAATTAAAGGAGATGGTTGTTAAGTATGAGAAAACTTACATATCAAGAAGTAAAAGAATTTGTTGAGAATTTAGGATATGAATTAATAAGTGAAAGTTATATTAGTAAAATAAAATTAATTTTAAAAGATTATAAAGGTTATTATTATACAATTAAAATAAATAATTTGAAATCTGGAAAAACCCCAAATAAATTTCATAAATTAAATATTTATACAATTCAAAATATAAAATTATGGTGTAAAATAAATAATAAACCTTTTGAATTAGTTAGCAATGAATACATAAGTAATAGCAAAAAACTTAAATGGAAATGTTTAAATAAAGATTGCGGTGAAGAATTTAATTTAAATTGGAATAATATATCAAATCAAAATCAAGGCTGTCCATTTTGCTCAGGACATCAAGTATGTCTATCAAATTGTCTGGCAACAAAAAATCCTGAATTAGCAAGTGAATGGCATTATACTTTAAATGGTGATTTAACACCTTATGATGTTACTGCTAATTCTCATAATTATGTATGGTGGCAATGTAAAGATAATTCTAAACATATATGGAAAACATCTATTGCAAATAGAAATTTTAGAGGTGATGGTTGTCCAGAATGTAATAAGTCAAAAGGTGAAAAGAAGATTGATGAAGTTTTAATTAATAAAGACTTTATAAAAATTAATCAAAATGATTTTAATCAATTAATTGATAAAGATAAATATAATAAAAATTATTACATACCACAGAAAGAATTTAATGGTTTAATTGGTACTGGTGGAGGTTTATTGTCGTATGATTTTAACATACCAAAATATAATTTACTTATAGAATATCAAGGTAGACAACATGAAAAATATATACCTGGATTCCATAAATCTTATGATGATTTTTTAAAACAATTAGAACATGATAGACGTAAAAAAGAGTATGCTAATAAACATAATATAAGGTTACTTGAAATATGGTATTATGATTTTGATAATATTGAAGAAATATTAAATAAAGAATTAAACAGTTTAGATATTATGAATATTGCTATTTAATTTAATAAATATCTTGCATATTCTTCCTTTATCATATAATATACATATAAAAACATAAAACAATCGGAGGAATGTGTATGCGTAATAAAGTAAGAATTATTTGTATTTTAACATTGCTACTATTTTTTATATTTATTACTGGATGTACTAACCAATCATTTAATGACAACATTAAACTAAAAGATCAATACAAGGAAAAATATTCTAATCAATTTACTGAAAGATTTGAGTTATTAACTAAGTTAAGTATTTTATTATATAATAATTCTTTAGAAAGTAAATATAGTGATATGGAAACATTAGATAGTTATAAAGATTTTTTCAATGATTATGATAATACAAATAATAAGGAACAACAAGAGATGGTTGTATATATTAAAGGATTCTATGATAATTATTTAATGTTAGCTACAGATAATGCTTTAGATCAAGTTTTAAAGGATTCAGTTGAAAAAGGAGAATTAGAATCTACTGATCCTGGTACTAAGATGAAGGAAAACGATAGGGAAATGCAAAATGAATGTAAGAATTATCTTAATAAATTAATGATTTATTTTAATTAAGAGGTGAATTATATCACCTCTTTTTATTTTTAAAATTTAAGGAGAGGTGAAAATAATGTCACAAGATATATCAATAATTATTAAATCAAAATTAGATACGTCACAGCAACAAATTACTTCATTAGAAGAACAGATTAAATTATTATCAAGTAAGATTAAAACTGCAATATCTGTAAAATTAAATATAGAATCAAAAGATATACAATTAATTACAGAAAAAATAAAAGAAGCACAAGAAAAGGCAAATAAATCTGGCAATAAATCAATCAAAGTAGGAAATTTTGATGAAGCAAATAAAGAAATGAATAGAATGATTTCTAATTTTGATAGAATAAGAGATCATTTTAAAAGTTTAGGCGATAATATAAAAATAAAACAGGTATTTAGCAATGCTGATGAATCACTAAAAAAATTTGAAGTTAGTGTAGATAGATTAAATGGTAAAATAAAAGAAACAAGTAATTTTAAAGTTAATATTGAAACTGATAAAGATGGTAAGGAAACTTTAGCATTTAAAAATATAACAATGGCTTCTAAAGACTCTACTGAAAAAGTAATAAAAGACACAAATAAAAAAACTGAAGCAACTCAAAAAGAAATAACTGAAATAGGTAAATTAATTCTTCAATATAAAGCAGCTACAATTTCTGCAAAAGAATTTATGGATGTGGCGAATAGATTATATACTAATAAAGTATCTAAAAATTCATCAATTACGGAATTGCAAGAAATGTCAAAATTATTACAAGCATTAACAAAAGCACAACGAGAATATGATTCTTCAATAGGTCAGGAAACTAAAAATAATATAAATATTGTTAATTCTGCCTATGCTCAACAAGAACAAGCATTAAAAAATATATTTGCATTATCAAAGCAAAGATTAGATGCTGAAAAAAATGGGTATATTGAATTAAATACCCAATTAAAGGAACAAATAAGATTAGAGGGACAAAAACTTACATTAGCAAGAAATGATATTAAAAGCAATTCTTTAACTAATTCTGCAAAAGAAGTAGAATTATTACATTTAAAAAATAATCTACAAACAGATTATAATAATAAAAAATCTAAAGAATCAGATATTATAAGACAAGATTTACATAATGCACAACAAATTTTAAATAATTATCTTGTTAAAATGCAAGGTGATATTGCAAGATTTAAAAAGCAATTTGAAGGTCAATTTAATACGTTGAAATTTGATACATTTCAACAAAAAGTATTAGGATTACAAATTGACCCCAATTCTTCTAATAAAGTAGCAGATTTAACTGCAAAAATAAAAGCATTAAATACTGAATTTGGTTCAATGAAATCGGAAGCATATGCAAATGGTATAAATGCTGCTAATAAGGCAACTATGAGTTTTGGTCAACAGATTCAATTAATAATTTCAAAATTTTCTATGTGGATTGGTATTTCAACTGTAGTTATGGGAGCAATTCATAGATTAACTGAAGCGTTTGACTATATGCTTGAACAGACAAAATTATTCACTAATTTACAGATGGAAATGACTAACCAAAACCTAAAATTTAATGAGGTTACTCAGACTGCTCTAGATTTTGCAAAAGCAATGGGTACTACAAGTGCAGAGGTCATGAAAAGTATAAGTGTCTTCGGAACTTATGTATCAACTATGGATCAAGTTTTAGAGCGTAGTGAAGCTGCAATAATTTTGGCAAATATTTCCGGCAGAAGCATACTAGAGGTTTCTGACGATCTAATGGCCGCGCAAACCCAGTTTCGTCTTGGATCAGATCAATTAATGTCCATTGTGGATACATATGCATCGGTTGCTAGAAATTTACAAGTTGACTTTCCAAAGGCTTTAGGGGAAATTTCTTCAGGTTTAAAATATGTTGGATCTGTGGCAGCAGAAGCAAAAATGCCAATTCAAGATTTAATTGCAATCCAAGGTACATTGGTAGAAGTTACCAGAAGGTCAGGGAGCCAAATTGCGAACGGACTCAAGACAATTTTTTCCAGAATTGGTAGAGTTGGGGAAGAATCTAATCCTGAAGAATTTGATGGTATAGAAAAGGCATTTTATAAAATAGGCGTAACCATTAAAGATAGTGCAGATACGATAAAGCCTATGAATCAGATATTAAAGGAAACAGCAGAAAGATGGAAGACACTCAATGATGTAGAAAGACAGGCATTAGCTACCAGTGCTGCCAATTTATACCAAAGAAACACCTTTATCGCGCTCATGAATAATTTCGATTCTGTATTAGCCAATACTGAAGCAGCTTACAACAGCGAATCAGTAGCAATGCAGAAACAAGATATCTATATGAAATCTCTATACGCCTCTTTACAAAAATTACAAAATGCTTGGGAGCAGTTGTATAATAATACCATTAGTTCTTCAATGTGGAAATATTCAGCAGATGGAATTACATCCGTAATGGATGGATTTAATAAACTTGCAGATATAGTTGGTGGATTACCTGCTTTAATGGGTGCAGCCGTAGCATCACTTGCATTATTTTCCAGTAAAGCAAGAACTAATATGTCAAGTATATTAGGTTCTGTACAACCATCTAATTATGTAAGCTGGAATAAAGGTCAACAAGGGCCACAACCACCTGCTAATCTTTCTGGTGGATTACAAGCACAAATTCCAATTTGGAATAATTTAACTAAAGCTGTTTCTAATTATAATACTAAATTACAAGGTGCTAAATTATATAATGAACAAATTTTAGGACAAAAAGGTATGTATCAAGGATTATATAATCATTGGACAGCTTTAACTACATCTGTTAATAGATATACAACAGGAGTAATGGCTGCTAGAGTGGCTACAATAGCATTACAAACAATATCAACCATAGGATTAACAGTTGCTTTTTCTATGGCAGTAGGTTGGGTTTTTAAATATGTAGATGGATTAATACATGTTAAAGAAAAACAACAAGAGTTATTTGAATCATTAAAAAATGATGTAGATACATTATCTTCAGAATTATCTAATTCAGAAAAATTAATTAAAACTTATAACTCATTAGCAAATGGTGCAGCAAAAACAGCAGAGGAAAAAGAAAAATTAGCAGATGTTACGGAAAAATTATCTGCGCTCTACCCCTCTTCTATTGAAAATATAGATGCAGAAGGGAATGCGATCTCGTTAAGTAGTGAAAAATTACAAGAATATCTTAATTTAAAAGAACAAGAATTAGAATATAAACGGCAAGAATTGTCAGGTCAATTTTATAAAACTGGTAATGACAATATTAATGATTTATTAATAAATGAAAAAAATATAAAATCTACAATAGAATTATTGGATGAATACAATAAAAATAAAAAAGATTTTTTAGATTCTGGTATGGATAAAAATAATAAATCTGGTTATAAAACAATATTAGAAGATATTAGTGAAACAGAAACAAAATTATTAAAGTTAAAATCTGAATCCATAAAAACAATTGAAAAATTAAAAACTGGATTTAAAGCAACATTACAAAATAAAGATGGATTTAAAGATTTTAAAACTCAAGAATTAGATAATTTTGTTAGTAGTTTATTAAAATCAAAAGATGTACTAGAACAAATAAAAAAATCTGGTGGAATAGAAATATTTTCTGCTAGTTTAATAGATAACGGTTTTGCTAATACATTTAATGATATTAATAAAGAATTTACTGAATTAAGTAAAAATACAAGTATAACACAAAAAGACATAGATGAATTCAATAAGAATGCTATAAGTAAATTAACAGTAGCATTATCATATCTTGGTTCGGAAGCAGATGATGTTGCTAAAGTTATAGCAGATAAATTTGGATTATCAGTTAAAGAAGCAAAAGAAGAAGTAGTAGATTTTGCTTCAAAATTATCAGATGTACAGTCTCAATTAAGTGATAGTGCAGAAATTATTAAACCAATAAAATCAGCACTTGATGAATATAATGAAACAGGAAAATTCAATATTGATACTTTAATAGATTTAGCAAAAAAACATACAGAATTAATACCAATATTAGGTGATGAAGAAGCTGTTCATCAAGCATTAATAGATATAATGCAAAAAGAACAAGATAAAGCGAAACAAGTTTATATTAATATGTTGATGCAAAGTGAAGATTTTTATAAAAAAAGTATACTCTTGAATACTTCATTAGTAAAAGAATTAAATAATAAATATAAAATTAATTTAAATGATTTTAAAAATCTAGCTGATGCTAAAAAAGCAATTGAATCAAATTTAATAGGTGAATTAGCAAAAAAATGGTCTAAATATTATGATGCTCAAGGATTTAAAAATAATGAATATGAATTTAAAATGAATCCTGAAACAAAAAAATTATATCTTGCAGATAAAAAAACAGGTAAATTTGTAACAGACGATCAAGAAATAATTAATTCATATGGACAATTACAAAAAGCTAATGCAGATATAGCAGATTCTTTTAGGAAAATTGCAGATGAATCTTCTGGTGTAGATTTTTCTAAAATTGGTGATGATACCAAAGATTCTACAAATTCCTCAAAAGAATTATCAGAAGCAAAAACAGAAGAAGCCCTAGCATGGGAAAAAGTAACAAATCGAATCAAAAAATATGATAATGCTTTAAATAAATTAGAGTCAATAACAGAAAATCAAGTAAAAGGTTCTAAAGCACGTAGAGATGCTTTACATGAAGAAAATGAAGAAATTAAAAAGCAACTAGAATATTTAAGAAAACAAAGAGATGGATTAGATAATACTTCTTCTTCTACCTCAAATATATATACCCCATCATCTACAGGTAAAGCAAAAGGTATAGTAGATATAGCATTAGATTCATTAGGTACTCCTTATAAATGGGGAGGAAACGATCTTAAAATTGGTGTAGATTGTTCAGGATTAGTACAGCAAGCATACAAAGAAGAGGGTATAAGTGTACCTAGAGTAACTTATGACCAATATAAACAAGCACCAATTAAAGGATTAAAGCAAAATGAATTACAAAAAGGAGATTTAGTATTTTTCAATAATCTTGAACATGTTGGAATATACATGGGTAATGATAAATTTATCGAATCTCCTCATACTGGTGCTAATGTAAGAACTTCAACATTGTCTTCAAGAAGTGATTTTTATGCTGGTGCAAGATACCTACCTAGTGAATCTACACAAAAAACAGTAAATGTTTCACGTTCTGCTATTGATAGATATAATATATCTCCTGAAGTTGTAGATACTGTTCTATCTCTTGCTCAAAAATATAATGTTGATCCTGCTTTAATATT